TTACCTTTCTTGTAAGACTTCCACACACTATAAGGTGCTTGAAATAATTTTACATAACACTTTCTCTGCTTGTTGATTGTCTTCAATCCATTACGCACAGAATAAGACTTCTTATCTCTTTTCTTATCTACTGATACAACTGTACCTCTGTGTTTACAATCGCCACAGATAAGTTTGTCTGCACCTGTGTTGACTGCTTCAATAGGATTAATATCTTTAACAAGTATCCAAGTCTGTGGCATAGCACCTGTCTTTGTGTTACTTGAGCCTAACATCAAACCTGTTATGATACCAACAATACTGTCGTCTTCGTAGAATATATATCCATTAGCCATATATCACCTCGCAATTAACATTATTATTATTATAATAGAACTTATTAAACCTATAGTTACAAGAATACCATATGCTTTCCACCATTGCATATCTCCCTTATTGTGTTGTCTTCTATATCTATAATTGTTCACTAGTTTCTCCCTTTGTTGTGTATCTATTATTACTCTACGCAAATCTTTAGTTGTGTCAAACATTATTTTCTCCTTATTTTTATCCATTGATACTTCTCTTCTTTCATTTCTTTTGCTTTATCTTCTGCTTGTTTTTTTGTTTTAAAATAAAAGAAAACCCCACAGTCTGAGTCAACAACCCATTTATATTCTGGGTCTTCACATTTCTTAAATGAATTTAAAAACTCATTTAATAACTTCTCATCTGTTCCATTGTAATAACCATAATCAATACAAAGTTTTTGAAAATCATACTCAGATAGATTATCTATTTGGTTATAAAAATAATTTTCTAATACAGTATCTAACTCGTGTTCATCAGATTCTTTTATAAGTTCTATCTCTCTGTTTACATATTCTTCTCTACTAAGTGGTGTTTCTATATGTAAATTAAACATTGTGTCCTCCTTTTAATGTGGGTCAACTCTAAAATTTTTTAAGAATTTAGCCATAGAGTGTACGTCTGACAATCTATGTGCTTCACTTCTCAAACGATTGTTAGAACTTTTCCACAAGTCTTTGTAGTAGTCCTCTAAGTCCCAACCTATTTTGTTCAACTCTTCCTCCATAGCTTCAAACTCTGGTGCTAATTCTTCCAATCTAGATTGAATCTTCTCAACCCTATCATCTATATCATCAGGTAAAGCTGATGGAAAACTTATATCTTTAGCCATTGTTACTCTCCTTTATTTGCAATACAAAATTTTATAAAGTTATTAATATTTTTGTGTCGTGTTTTCTTTACTTGATTCTTACATTGTTGCTTTACTCCATTAGGTATTCTCATAAATGTTTCTAATCCATCTTGAACATTATCACATTTATTTCTATCTAATATCCAAGCAAAAGCAGTAAGTCCTTCTAAGCAAACAGTTTTATACATTTTGTACCTCCTTTATAAGTTGTTGATATTGTTGTTCTTTTTCTTCTTGTCTATCTCTCTCTTCTCTCCAATGTTTGTGGCATAGCCACTTATCCCATTGGTATATGAGAGCTTTGCTACTGCAACAATCACACAGTATTGTTTGTCTACGCATCATCACCTCCTATCAAGTCAATATATAATTTACCTTTTAAGTTTGGAAAAGTATTATTGTGTTCGTCTTCCATCTTAATAGAACCTATGTTCTCACTACCAAAGTTATGATGTCTACTGTTTATTTGAACAATAGCATCTTTAGGATAGTGATTTAATATTTTAATTAATTCTTCATTTGTCATTTTATTATATCCTCTATCTCACCATCACTAACTTCAGTAAAGAACTCATAAGATTCTTTGGTATATGTATTTACTTTTACATTGATGTGTGGATTGTGCGTGTTCACTTCATCTTTTTTAGTCGTGTTCACTTCATCTTTTTTTACTTTGTAATCCATTAAGCTACACATAATTATCTTCTCCTCATAAAATATACTTTGTTGTTAGGTGTTGTCTTCATATTCTCTAGCGTGTGAGTGATTCGTTGTTGAGCATAACTCACATTGCCTAGCTTGTTTAACTCATTGCCTAAAAACTTTTTGATTCTATCTTGCTTGGTTACGCAATGCGTAACTTGTGAATCTTTTAAGCTATTGTCTACTGCTCTATTAATAAATTGTCGTCTATTCATAAGTATCTCCTTGATTATGATACTATCATATCAAACCTATATGTTGTGTCAAGTATTATTTTTCTTCAATATATTGTAGGTTACGCAATGCGTAACTAGTCGTGTTCACTTCATTGTCGTGTTCACTTCATATAAAAAAAATATGTAGGGAAATAAAAAAAATTTATAGGTAGGGTAGGGGAGAGGTAGTCAAAATTTTGACCAAAAAAAAGTCCCATATAAATTAATATATGGGACTATAGGTAGTTTATATTGCTATCTTTTTTGATTCAGTCTTTAAAACTTCATTGAAAGTTTTAATATCTTGCTCAAGATTTTTAGCATTTGATAACAAAGTAATTAACAATTGTTTATCTTTAGAAGTTAAACTGTAAAATTTAGGATATATTTCAGATGCTAAATTTAAAGCATTGTTTTTACTTTCAAGTTTCAATTCTTGCTCAATAGATACGTCATTGTCATTTTTGCTATCTGTTTGATTAGTTGCTCCAGATGGTGCTTTACTTTCTTTTTTACTATTTGAAAATATGCCTTCCTTCATACAACTATTATTTAATTCAGTACTAGTTTTAATATTATTTTTATCTAAAAAAGAAATTACCAATTTACTAGTCGCTTTTTTATTGCCTAAAAATTCAATTAGTTTAGTGCGTAAATTAACATTATTACAAACTTGAGTAATTCTATTTACGTTTCCATTATTAAAAAACTGTAATTGATTATCCTTGTCTAAGTCGCTTTCTGCCAAAGTATCTTTTAATACTTTAGTATTAGCACCCTTACCAGACAATCCTATCAAATCAGTCCTTACAAATTGACTATTATACTTTTTAGTTTTTATAGACTCATTAGAATTAATATTTTCTGTTATAAATTCTATTTGAATATTAAACAAACTAGCGTCAATTTTGTTTTTAGTTTCATTGACTATCTTAATATGATTTTTAATTTTTGGATTAATAGAGTTTTTAAAATTTTGCATAACAAAACCTTTCATTATTAAGTGATTAAAAAAGTTATTATTAAACGACCCCCAACTTGTCTGGGTCTATATACCTTGTTAATTCAAGGCGACTATGAACATTAATACAGTTTAAAAAACTGCTTTTATAGTGATTGCAAGACCAGATTTTTTAAATCCAACTTGTACCAACTCAAGTTTGCTAAGGTCGTATCGTTCAATTAATGTCATACTTTTATTATCTTCATAACTGAAATAAAGTCAACTAATAAAAATATTAGCTTTTTTATTAGTCTGTAACGTGCAGAAAACTAATACTTTCAAGGTTACGCAATGCGTAACTTGTAATATTTGTATTAGTAAATATTAGCGAATCACTTACTAATGAGAATCATTTGCAATAATAATGAGAATTATTAGCATTGATAGTAATAATCATTCTCAATAGTAATGAGAATCATTCTCAATTGTATTGTTTTAGTGAGAACCATTTGCAACTATGTAAATGATAATGATAATCATTCTCAATGCTAATGAGAACTATTCTCAATCTATCCTAGCTGTTGCAAATGAGAATCATTCTCAACTTAAGGTATCTTTTAGTTTGTTTTCTCTAGACCTATGACATATATATGTATACCTACAGAAAAAAATTATGTGCGTGTGTATATAGTATATACCCCACCCCCACATATTTACCAAAAAACTAGCTATATAAACAAATATGTTGTAAAAAAACAACAGATAAAATAAAAATAAAACAATACTTGACAAACATGGGGGAGTTATGTATAATTATATATAGTTAAGAAAGATACTTATACTCTTTGTTTATCTTTTATTCTTTTTTTATCCTTCTTATTATAAATATAATGAATACAAATGAAAATAATATACAATTAAAAACTATAAATAACTATATTAATCTATATAATAACTTAAATGATGTAGATTTAAAATATTCTAAAGATAGTTTCCTTGAATTTGTTTACACAATGGCTCCAACCCTTGTTTCTGATTGGAAGATGGGTCGCCACATAGAAGTAATAAGTAAAAAATTACAACAATTAGAATCAGGAGAGATAAAAAGGCTTATGGTCTTTCTACCTCCACGTAGTTCTAAGTCTGTAATCTGTTCCAAACTGTTTCCTGCATGGTATATTGGAAGAAATCCTACACATGAAATACTAACTGTTTCCCATAGTGACCAATTAAGTTCTGATTTTGGTAGAAGTGTTAGAGATATTGTTAATGATGAAACATTTCAAGATATATTTAAAGGTGTTCAGCTACGAAGTGACGTAAGAGCTGCAGGTAAATGGAAGACTACCCACAATGGCACGTACTATGCAGCAGGTGTTAGGTCACAGATAGCAGGTCGAGGTGCACATATAGCAATATTAGATGATGTTATGTCTGAAGAAGATTCTTTTTCTGAAGCAGGGAGAAGATATGTTAAAGAATGGTATCCATCAGGACTAAGAACACGTATTATGCCTAATGGTTCTATTTTAATTATTAATACTAGGTACCATTATGATGATTTATGTGGATGGTTACTAAAACAACAAGAGAATATAGGAGATTATGCTGTAACTCCCTGGGATGTAGTGCGTATCCCTGCATGGTTAGACGAGGAGTCCTCTTCGTTACTGCAATTACCTGTGGGTTCAAGCTATTTTCCAGAATGGAAGCCTAATGATGTTCTCAAGGTAGACGAAGCAGAGATAAAGGCATCCAATGGAGCAAGATACTGGAATGCATTATACATGCAGGACCCAACTCCTGATGAAGGAGGAATAATAAAAAAGAAATGGGTACGTTTCTGGGAACAAGATGCTCCTCCTCCTTGTGAATTTATAATACAAACCTATGATACTGCTTTTTCTACATCAAGAACTGCAGACTATAGTGTAATACAAACATGGGGAATCTTTCATAGCTACGAAGATGATGAAAGTGGATATGAAACTTGTGTTGCTCATTTAATATTATTAGGAAACATAAAAGGAAGATTTGAATATCCAGAGTTAAGACGTATAGCTCAAAAGTTATACCATGAACATAGACCTGATATATGTATGGTAGAAAAGAAAGCATCAGGACAATCACTNATACAAGATATGAGAAGAGCAGGNTTACCTGTTTTAGAATATTTACCAGATAGAGATAAAGTAGCNAGAGTATATTCTGCAACTCCTATGATGGAAGCAGGTAGAGTTTGGATACCAGATAATAAAAAGTGGTCAGAAGACTTATTAGAAGAATTATTACGTTTTCCACATGCAGCTCATGATGACCAAGTAGATGCTATGACTATGGCAATACACTATATGAAAGAGTCTTGGCATTTAGAGCATCCTGAAGACCCAGAGTGGGATGACCCACCTATGAAAAAAAAGGTTGCATACTGGAGAACTTAGTGTTATAATATTCAAAAAGGGGAAAAATGTNAATATTAAAAACAGGGACACAATTCATTAAAAATTTATTTATTAATAAACTAACTGCTTCTGATTTAAATAATTACAGAAGAAGTTGTAATGCACACTATGATGATGTGTGTATGTAAAGGGGATAATTAATGGCAATAGAAAAAAATCCATTTGATAAAATTGAGGAAACAATATCAAATGTAGTACAACTTCCAGAGAAAATAAAAGAAGCAACAGATTCACCATCATTTGAGGTAGACCCTGATGGGGGAGTTACTGTAGATTTTACTGAGGTTAATATCGAGATGGAACCTGAAGGTGAAATGAAAGAATGGTATGGTAATATTGCAGATACTTTGGATGAAGAAAAATTAACAAAGATAGCAGAAGATGTTATTAGTAGTTACACAGCAGACAAAGATTCTAGAGGTGAATGGGAATCTATGTTTGAAAGAGGATTTGATTTATTAGGATTAAAGATACAAGATACCTCTGAACCTTTTGAAGGTGCGTGCACAGCAGTACATCCTATGTTAATTGAATCAGCAGTTAAGTTTCAATCAAAAGCTATACAGGAAATGTTTCCTGCAAATGGTCCAATTAAAACTCAGATATTAGGTAAAGTAACTCCTGAAAGAGAACTACAAGCTAATAGAGTAAAAGATTTTATGAACTATCAAGTAACTGAGCAAATGCCAGAATACTTTGATGAGTTTGAAAGAATGCTTTTTCATTTACCTTTAATAGGTTCTGCATTCAAAAAAGTTTATTATGATGCTAATCTTAAAAGACCAGTATCAGAATTTATTCCTATAGACCAGTTTTATGTTTCTTACTATGCTTCTAATTTAAGTAAAGCAGATAGATATACACATGTTATTTATAGAAGCCCAGTAGACTTAGCAAAAGATATGCGTACAGGTATCTATGATGAAATAGATTTACCTGAAGCTTCATATCCTAGTGCTACCTCTTTATCAGAAAAGATGGATACTATTTTAGGATTATCTCCTACAGATAATAGTGACCCACAATATACATTATTAGAACAACATTGTTACTTAGAAATAGATGAAGAGTATGCTCTTCCCTACATTGTTACTGTGGAAGAGCAATCCAGAACTATTCTAAGTATTAGAAGAAACTATAAGAAAGAAGATAAACAACAACAAAAGATTTCCCATTTTGTCCACTACAGATTTGTTCCTGGATTTGGATTTTATGGGTTT